GTCCTTTATCGGTTGCAGAAAAAGTAACTCCTGTTCCTGAAGCAGTTTTAAATTGAACGGTGAAAGCTCCTGTTGTTCCATTTTCAATAACGTATACTTTTTCAATTCCATCAGGAATAGTTACAATTTGATTTCCTGTGATCGTTCCTGTAAATTTTATAACTGCGTTTCTTGCATTAGATATGGTTGCATCTGTCATATCTAGAGCAGTAGTTTGTGCACCACCTGCAATAGACACTTCTTGGTATCCCGCAATAGCTTGTTGTAAAAGATTTAAATTGGTATTAGTCTTATCTCCCCATGTACCAGCGTTTTCGCCAGTAACCATAAGTTCTAGTTTTAGATCTGTAGAATAACTTGATGCCATATTTTATAAAAACTCCTGTGTTTGTATTTTACTCTTTTTAAGCTGCTAAATCAACATCTGTCCAAGTTACTGAAACTCCTGTATCAACTTCTGCCCAAGCAGTAATTCGTACGTTTCCTAAACCTGTAGGCATGGAAATTCCAGTCACAGAAACATCAGAGTTTGCTTGTGTAGTTACTGTTCCAATAGTTGTACTTAATAATAACCCTGTAACCTGTACTTTAAATACAGCATCTACGTTACCAATTGCTGTTGTTAAAGACTGCCCTGTAACAGGTACATCTGCGTTTCCAGCAGGTACTTCTTCTCCAATAAATGTATTTAATTGTTCCCCTGTAACATTAACTGGAGTATTTAAATCTATAGTAACTCCTTCTATAGTTGTTGATAAAGTTAATGCTGTTGCTGTAACATCAGCATTAGCTTGTGTGGCTTCTTCTCCTATATTTATTTGAGCACTAACTCCATCTACAAAAACATCAACCGTAATTCTTTCAACTGCTTGTCCAACATTTGTTTGTAAACCATGTTCTGCAACATTGACAAATATATTACCGCCAGCTTGAATATCTACCGTTCCTACATTTGTTTGAGCAGTAATACCTTGTAATCTTAATGCTTCAACTGTGCCTAATGATGTTTGTAAACTTAAACCTGTTGTAATGACAGTTACGTCTGTAAACGCATCTTCATTTCCAGTTATTGCGTTTAATTGAATTCCTGTAATATTAACGTTTGCGTCTGCAAAAGTTATTACAGAATTTATAGTAGTTGTTAAAGATAACCCTGTTACATTTACATCTGCATTTGCAATAGTAGTTACGGAACCAATGTTTGCAGATAAAGATAATCCTGTTACATCAATTTGTTGACCTATTGCAACAGTAACAGAACCTATATTTGTGGATGCTGTTATACCGCTAACTGTTACTGGAAGAGCTTCGCCCCATGATCCTTCTGACCATGTGCCTCGACCCCAACCAGTAACGTTAGCCATAATTAATCACCCTTAATTACGATATTCTAATAATTGCTTGTGTATCGTTTGCATCAGGAAACTGAATTGTAAAAGTTCCTGCGGTTGCTGTTTTATCTCCACCGAAATCTAACACACATACTGATTTGTTAGTTTCAGATGTATTGTAAATTAAAGCTCCTCTTGCAGTTAAAGTAACTCCAGTGAATGATAAATCATTAAAGTCTACAAAAGCTGTTGTTCCGTTTACTGATACTAAAGCGTTCACTAATGCTCCACCACCTGCAACATACTGTCCAGTATCTCCAACTTGTCCTGTGATACCTACTGCGTATGAAGTAGTGTCTGCACCAATAGATGCTGTGTTATCGTATAATGCTAATTTAAATACATCACCTGTAGATGGTGTAAAATTATGCAACCCTTTTAAAGTATCTTCTTTAAAAGTATTGGTAATTGCGTTTGTTGTAATTGCCATTTTATTTTCTCCTTATTAATTTTTTTATGGCGATGGTGAAGGAACCTTAATTCTAGGTACTCCATCATCGTATTCTCCTCTACGTCTTCTGCCCATTTGTTGTAAAGCAAAAGCTTGCATACTCTCATCATACTTGCTTTTATAGAGGTTGTACATATCCATAGGGCCTTTTAGATAAGAAAAACATTGAGTTAAAACACCATATAATAATAAACCATCTTGATATTGTGCAAGATAAGTAGAATTAGTAGAAGTAAAATGTGGAGGATCAATAATATAATTAAGTTGGCACAAATAAGTATTGTCTGGTGTTGGTGCAACTAAAAAAGTATTTTCGTTCCAATTAGCATAATATTTAGGTAACCCTGTTGCTCCTGATCCATTATATTCAGTAATAAAACTTGTATCTCTTTTTTCTAAAAAACTTCTTGTACCTGAAGCATTTGTTGTATTAAAAACTTGTAACGATCTGATAATTAATTCATCGCTTGGTCTGTTTAAATATCTTTGTCCTGTTACAAAGTTAGCTGTAGCATATTTTCGTAAATCATCATAATCTACTGCTCCAGCTACTTCTAATTCAGTTTGTCGTATAAATTGATCTAATAAAGTATCACTTAAAACATTAGAATCTACTTCTGTATAGTTTCTTACTTGAGTTAAAAAAGCCGTATATGTGATAGCCATATTATGATATTCCTATAGTTACTTGACCTACAGTAGTATTTGCTTGTCTATTTCTATTTTGCAAAGATGGATCTAATGGTTTCATGCCACTAGACATAAAAGCAAAATCTCCTGGTAGTGTTAGATTAGCAGTAATCATTCCATTACCACCTGATGAAGAAATTTCTCCATTGACTACAGTTGGTTGTTGAAAATCTTGAGGTCTAGCATTTCGTAAAGCAACTCCATCTGCTTTAGTATAAGGCGGATCTAATTGAGGATGTTTCGGTTCGTATTCACTTATATGTACTAATGCACCTGTCCATTCTTTAACCATTTCTCTATAAGGAAATGCCTGACCAGAACGGTCAGAAATAGACATTGAATATTTACCAGTTGCTCTAGGCATTACACTCCATCTCCAAAATAAGTTTGTGGTGAAATATAAACAGAAGTTCTTTGACCATCTTCTTTTAATGCTCTTTCTAATTCATCTTCATAAGCTAATTTTAAATTAGCGGTTTGTTGAGGATTAGCTAAAAAAGATAAATAGTATGCAAGTCCACCAATCATAGCTGGAATAAAACGATATACTACATTTGCTTCATTTGTATATGCACCTGCATCTTCAATTCTATTAATTGTATAATATTTTAAATGAGTATAGGTACTAGCGTCAGGAGCTTGATATAAATAAATAACAGGAGTGGTTTGTCTATCTACAAAATATTGAGAAGGTTGACCTGTATTTCCTTTATTTGGTAATCCTGCATATGCGGATCTGTCAATTTTAGTTAAAGATATATCATTCGTGGTAGAAGTAACTCCAGAACTTGTAGAAATATATGCTTCTAATACATCCGATACTTGTGTAGGAACAGTATAAGAAACGGTACCAGCAGTTAAAGCTTGTGTTTGCAATTGTACTTTCCAAAGATGCACACCTCTGTTTCCCCATTCTGAAAACAATATATTTAAATTACGTCTTGCTCTTTTTAAATCATACCCAGAATTAGTTCTTACTCCACAACGATTATAAGACTCTTGTATAATATCATCTATGTCTAAATCAAATGAAGTGGTTCCAGAAGTTGCCATATCTATCCTTTAGTTAGATCAAGTCTTTGTAATAATCCATATTTTTACCTGGAATTAAATTTTCATCTTGTAATCCCATTCCAGATTGTCTAGCAGCTCCATAACCTTTTTTCATTTCGCCACCTGTAGACTTTTTCATCATTTTAAAATCTTCACCAGATATTTTACCATCTTTGTTTATATCTAATTTTTTTTGACCACCTTTAAGTTCTGTAGAACCACCCATAGATTTTTTAACAGGTTTAGGGGGATCTATAGGTATGATCATTTTATAATCTTTAGCTTTACCTTTATAATAAGCACCTAGACCTTTTCCTTCTCCTGCCACATCTTTTACTTTTTTATTATCACTCATATTTCCTCCGTTAAATTATAAATCTATCATACCCCCGTAGTATTTTTTTGTAAATTTACTGACCACTAAAGGTTTTTCTGCACGCTCTTTTCTTTTAGAAAATTCTCCAGATGTTTCACTTTCCATAGGAATTGCTTTACCTAAATAGGCTTTAGTAACTCTCTTTTTAGAGTTTCTTTTTTTCTTTTTCATTTTTACTCCTTAATAGCGGCCGCTTTGAGAGTGTTATACTTCTCCTTTTTGCGGTTGTACAACTTACCTGATTGTACCACTTGAGGCTTAAAAGTTCTAGACCTTAGGTTTTTTGCTATTGGATTTGGTTTTTTTGGCATACTGAGAAACTTTCTTTTTAGAACCTCTCCAAGATTTACCTAATCCTGGTTGTAGTTGCCTTGTCATTTGTGATCTTGATATTACCATGGTTTATATATTGTTTTACCTTCTTCGTTTTTTATTGCCCTTAATGTTTGATTTCTATTTTCATTATTGCTCCAAGATACATGAATCCATCCACTATCTGGTTCTCCATCTCGATAAAATTCTAAAATAAGTTGATCAAATTCTAAATTATCTTTGATCCATTGTGCTAATTCTTTATTGTCTACTCCTACTACTTCTATATCGGCTGCCTTACCCTCGGCATGCTGTGATGTAGGTTTGGATCCAATGGCAATACAAAGTTCTGCTGAACGATAACCAGAAGATATGATTACTGGAGCATCAAAATGTGATCGTATTGGTTGTAGTACATTAATACACAACGATTTTAAATTATCTATGTGAGCAGGAGAAGGATTATTAGGTATACCTTTTCTTTCTGCTGTTTGAGATTTAACTAACTCACTTAACTGAAAGTTTGCTGATAGTTTCATTTTTATTTAGTTTATTACATTTGCAATCTTTTAACAATAGACAAAACCCTTTGCAAACCCAATAAATACAACTTCTCATTTTTTTATTGTAGATAAAGCTTTAGCAATACTATCCATTTTATTAGGATATTTTTCTTTACTGCAACCTAATAATCCAAATCCTAAAATAAGAATAATTAAAACAATAATAGTGTAAAATTCAAATTTTTTCATTAATGTCCCTCAATCTTTTCTATTCGTTTAATACCGTGTTTATCTACATATACTTTTGCTTTAACTACAGAACATTGTACATGTGAATTACCACTATCATTATTTCGTTCTATTTTTCTTTTTGTTTCTAGA